GATTGCGTAACAGGTGGCCATGGTAAATCAGGATAAGTGGATAGAATGAGCTGAACAGCAGCAGGATCATGCCCAAAGGCAAGGGATACGGCAACAAAGGCGGCGGGAAGAGACCGAAACCGATGCGGGTTGACTGGGAGATCTGATCACCACTCCCCTTCCTTGACGCACCGGACCAGGCGCGCCTTGGGCCCGGTCAGCTCCAAGCCGGAGAGGATGGCCTGCTGCAGGGTGGCGGCCATGACCTCGACAGTGCCGAGCGTTGTGGTGACGCGCCAGGGGCGGAGGGGGGTGGTCATCGGTCGGCCTCGTCATCAAGCGAGGTTGCCACGCCTCCGGGAGTGGTTCGTATCTCAGGGAACGTCCGCAGCCACGCCGCCACCTCGCGAATCGCAACGCGCGCTTCAGCTGCCCACGATTCCCCAGGGCTGAAGCTGTCAGGGTGCATGGCGCACGCCACCCTCTCCACCAGCGAGTCGGCGGATCGCACGGGGACAAGCTGATCATCCCGCTCAGGGTTGGCCTTGAACCGGTAGGTCTCGCCGCCGTGCTCGAAGGTGCCATCCACAACCATGCGGGGGCTCAGGATCTGCGCAGCATCGGCGGCGGGCTCGCTGCCGTAGGTGGTTTCGATCTTGAGCGGTCGCCAATCGGCCGGCTTGGCCAGCTCCGCGTAGAACTGCTTCCACTCTTTCGAGCACATCATGCGAGACACGTCAGCATGTGCGTGCTGGGTGGCCTCCAGCGCTTCGATGCGGTCGCGGAGTTCGAGGAGGCACAGGGCGTAAGGGTCAGAGTCGGGCGGGGATGCCCACTTCTCCTGGTCTGCCCACTGCTCAGGCGTGGCGCGATGCGGTGTGCTCATTGGTGTCTCCGTGGGTGGATGATGCTGGACAGTCATTGCTTGGGCTGTTTTTGCGCCCATTCATGCTGGGCTGGGAATCGTTCTTGAAACCCGTAGGTGGATGACCATACTGTAGCTACATTCCGATTATACAAAAGCGCCACTTGTTTTATTTTCATTCCCAACGCCCGAAGCAGCTGCATTTCTTTAATTTCTTGCATTGTTACCGCTCTAATCGTTCGCTTCTTGATGCTTTTTGCCTTTGTTGCAGGCCGCTTTGCGCGAGTAGTGGTAGGCACAATGGGAAAGCTAGTGGATGGGTGCCGGATGGGCTCCGGCGGGCCGTGGTGGTCAGCCCCTGAGCGCTCGCTGCAGCGACGACCGGCTGACCCCGCACAAGGCGGCCGCCTGGCGTTGGCTCATGCCGCTGAGAACCTTCGCCACGGCGCGGGCCATGGGGTCGCGGGGCGGGGCGATGGCAGCCGGCGGTGCGGCCGGGGCCAGGCGCTGAACGATCGGTCGCTGGACCGGCACCGGAGCGGGGGCTGGCGCCGGCTGGGGCATGCGCACCAGCAGGGCGGTGATGCTGTCGTTGAGGCGGTGGAGCCAGGCGCCGGTGACGTAGCCGGCGACGTAGACGACGGCGCAAACCTGGGCCAGGCGCCGGGCGAGGGCCTCGGCGTGCGGGGCCCAGTCGGTGGTGAGGACGGTTTTCATGGTGGGAAATGCTGTGGGATCACCAGCGGCTCGCTCGGCTCTGCTGGTGTGCTGGAATCCTACTGCATAGGTTCCGTTTCTGCATCCCCTGGGGGCAGCACGTCGAACAGTCGCCCGCTGCTCTGCTCAGCCGACTCCAGGAACTTGGCGGCCTGTTTCGCGTACTCCGGCTTCAGCTCCACGCCGATGTAGCGCCGGCCCATCTCCACGGCCTTGTAGCCGGTGCTGCCGATGCCGTTGAAGGGGTCTAACACCAGATCGCCTAGGTTGCTGTAGAGGGTGAGGCAGCGCTCGATCACATCCAGTTGCAGCGGGCAGATGTGGCGCTCGTCCTCCTGCCCTCTGGCCATGCGGCCGTTCAGCACTTTCGTCTGGTTCACCTTCATCCATACAGGGGACGCCAGCTCTTGCCACTGGCCGACCGGCAGATCCTCCGGCTGGTGCGTGATCGGGTCAGGGTTGGGAGCATCCTTGCGGAAGAACAGCATGTAATCCGGCATCCCCACCCGGCTCATGCTGCTGTCCTTTTTGAGCTGCTTGTAGAGCAGGCCCAGCGCCTTGGTGCGTTGCATCTCGATCACGGGATCCTTCCAAATGGTGCAGCGGGCGTGATAGACGAATCCGGCCGCCTGATGGGCGCGGATCAGATCGCCGCCGAAGTCGTGCAGGCCGATAAATCCGTCCTTCCCCTTTCGTGCCGGCAAGTCGGAGCAATGAACGCACACGATCCGGCCTGGCTTCATCGCACGGAACAACGCATCGCAGAAGAAGCCGTAGTGATCCATAAATTCGGCATGGCTGCCGCAATTGCCCATGTCACGCTCGCTCTCGCTGTAAACGAAAAGGTCGGAGAACGGCGGGGAGAAGATCGACAGATCAATCAGGCCATCTGGCAGGCCGCTCATCACTTCGATGCAGTCGGCCAGATAGATGGCCCAGTTGTCGCCTTGATAGTCGGGTTTCATTGGAGGAAATCGGGGAGTGTGACCTTGGGGGTGCGGACATAGACCGCCTTGCTGGCGGTTGATTGGAATCCGGCCATGGCTTTCGCCATTGCCTGCTTCATGCGGGCGTGGTCGGTGGCCTTGCGCTGCACGTTTGACCAGATCGACGCCTCGGTGTCGCTGATCACCACGTGGCAGTCCACTGGGTGGGTCTGCCCGAATCGCCACGCACGGCGCACGGCTTGGTAGTGCTGCTCGTAGCTGTGGCTGACGCTGGCAAACACCACCGTCGAGGCGTGCTGCCAGTTCAGGCCCAGGCCAGCGAGCTTCGGCTTGGAGACGATCACCCGCCGCTGGCCGAAAGTGAATGCGTCGAGGGCCTCAACCTTTGCATCCGGCGGCATGGACCCATGCACCTCGATCGCGTCGGGAATGGCCTTGGCCAGGGCCCGTGATTCGTCGTTCGTTTCACACCACACGATCACCGCACCGGTGGCCGTGTTGGCGACGGCAGCAGCGGCCTCTACCCGATCGTCGAGCGTTAGGCGCTTTTCCTTGTGGATGGTGGTAGCGGACCCATCGGGGATGCGGAACAGCATCCCATCCGGTACGTCGGTCGAGATGTCGGCCTGCACGGTGTGCAGGTGATACCGCAGCGGCGGCAGCACGAATCCCAAATCGTCACCGCCCAGATCAGATGGCAGAGTGGCGGCCCTGGACCATGACGAAACCCACCGCCAGAAGTCATGCTGCGCGTGGCCCTTGAGGCGCCACTCTTGGCTGGCCGTGGCGGTATCGTTGACGAACCACCGGCAGAGCATTTCCATGCTGCCCAGCAGGCCCAGGAACTCGGAGTGGTTGCCTAGCTCCATGTGATCGTTAGGCGCCGGGGTGGCAGTGGCAGCTAGTCGGTAGGGAGTGTCAGCAAAGGCATCACAGATCATCCGCTTCGTAGGACCGGTGAAGGATTTGAGGATGCTGCTCTCATCCAACACCACGCCACCGAATCGGCTGGTATCAAGCCTCGGCAGTCGCTCATAGTTGGCGATGTTGACGCCGGGCCACACTTCGGCGTCCTCACGGATCACGCGGGCTTCAACGCCTGCCGACTCACACTCCCGCTGCATCTGCCGGGCGACGGCGAGCGGCGTCAGGATCAGCGAGGGCTTGCCGCTGGCGATCCTGAACTCTTCGGCGGCACAGGCCTCGATCCGAGACTTGCCCAATCCGGTATCCAGGAAGGCGGCAGACCGGCCCTTCTCACAGGCGAATTGCAGAGTGGTGCGCTGATGCGGAAACAGGTCAGTCCACTGCTGGGCCATGGGGAATCCGGCCGACTGAGCGGCGATGCCCTTGGACGCGATGAACTCCCTGTAGGCGGTGAGAGACATCAGCGCCACCCCATCACATTGACCGGCTCTCCGCCACCAGCGCGGGCCCGGTTCATGCAGTCCAGGTACAGCCGGACGCTGCACCCCAGCACCTTATTGATCGGCGCGCCCTGTCGCTCGGATTCGGCGCGGAGCTCGGCAAACAGCTCAGGATCAAACCTGGACTTGAAGCCCACCTGCCCCGTCACGTCAACCTTGTTGGCCGGCAGGACTGCCACCTCCTCATCGGTGGGGCGGGGCCTCGACAACCAGTCCCTGACCGTGGCGCGGCCGACGTCCAGCGCCTCCTGGATCTGGCGCTGGCTGTGGCCTGCAGCGCGCAGGTCGTGGCACTGCTGGCGTTTGCGCAGCGTCTCGCTGATGGTGCTGCGGGTCATGGCTGGGCATCGTCAACGAAACGGACCATGATTGGCTCCAAGGTGGTGGGGCACTGTGCCCAGTGGGTGAAACTTCCGCAGGGCCTGAGGAGCTTCATGCAGGAGAGGGAAGAGATGCCACTGTGTTCGCCACCGCAGCGGGCGCAGTTGCTGATGCTGATCCGTTCGGTGCTCATGGCTGGTCCTCCTGGGCGACCCACTGGCCGCACCAGTCGTCAGAGCTGACCCAAGGCCACTGCGAGCCACGAGGGGCGATCTGTGGTGGGTTGCGACGGCAGCGGGCGTCCAGGTCGGCGCGGAAGTACCGGCAGTTGCTGCAGCGCTGCTCAGACAGTGGTGGGAAGGTTATGGCAGCGGATAGGGGTGGGAAGGTCATGGCAGAAAATCCTCTCGGATGATCCGGGGCAGTGGGAATTGAGGATTGGGGATGATGCGGGGCTTCGGTCTGCTGGGCCCGCCGCTGCGGTTGCCGCGGATGTTGCGGCCTTCGGTGAAGATCAGCGGCTGCCGTCCGAAGACGCCGCCTCTGATCCGCATCACGTCGCCCCTTGCCCGCCAGCCGGCCCAGAACGACAGCAGGGCACCGGTGCCGCCAGCGATGGAGCCGAGCAGCAGGGAGAGTTCGGTGCTCATGGCTGGGCCTCCCGACAAAGCTGAAGCAAGGCATAAGTCTGTGGCGCGCTGCCGCTGGCTTGCCGCCAATTCGGCGCTTCGCTGTCCATCAGCGCGCAAAGCTCATCCCAGTTCGCGATGATCCGTGCCCATGTAGAGGAGCAATCGGTCATCTTGTGCAGGTTGTGCTGAATCAGCGGCACGGCCTCCACCAACAAGCGGCAGCGGCGCAGGTCGTCTGGGTCTAAGGGGTGGCTGTGATCGCCGCCGTAACCGGTGATGTGGGCCACCATCGCCATGCTGCTCAGGCCGCGCTCCCCGTTGATCACCCAGCGCATCAGTTCAGCGCTCATGCCTCCACCTCCAGCACCTGCCGGCGCAGGGCGGCCAGCACCAGAGCGTTGGTGCCGGAACGCTGGAGCAGGGCCAGCTGGTGATCGATCAGCAGCACGATCCGGTAGCGCTCATGCTGCTGGCCCTGGCGGAAGGCGGCCTGGACGGCGGCGTCCTGGCTGAGCGCTTCGGCGGCGGCAGCCAGCTCCCGTTCACGGGCCTCGACGGCGCGCACGTAGACATCAGCCTCGGCGGCGAGTTGTTGCAGGTTGGATGTGGTCATGATCAAAACGGCAGGCTCTTGTCGGTGATGTCATCCGCAGCGCTGCTGCCTTGCGCGGGCTGCGCTGGGCTGACGTACCCGAATCATACCGCAACGGTTCCGTAACGGCACTGTGTAGGATGATCTGCACCATCATGGACCTATGGCCACATACCCGCCCGCAGACGGCAAGCGCTGCCTGTCGATTGATCTGCCGATCGAGCTGATCGACCACCTCGACGCGCAGGCTGATTACTACGGCTGCGCCAGAGTGGCGTATCTGCGCCGGCTGGTCGTTGACGACATGATCCGGCAAGGCAAGGCAAGGCGTCAGCAGGCCCGCAAGGCCGGGTGATCGCTGCCGAGCGCATGTGCCACCGTCCACGGGCCATGGCCCGCAGGAGGTGCAGCCAGCTCCAGCGCTTCGGGGTGGAGCTGCAGCAGGTGCTCCAGGGCGCCGGCTGTGTCGGCAATACCCTGCGCGCCTTTGACGGCATGCGCCCAGGCGATGTGGCCGATGAACCTGCGTCGTAGCTCGGCCATCTTCTCCAGTGGCCAAAACACCTCCTGGCAGCCGCCAGGCCAGATCATCAGGTTCATCGCCCCGTCGAGGCGGATGTCGTAGCGCTCCTGGGCCAGCAGGTCGTAGCCGGCCAGCTGCAGCGGCCACGCCGCATCGGGTTTCGCCTTCTCAGCGCTCACCTTGCTCTTCCAATCCACGATCAACCAGCGGCCGGCCACACGGGCGATCAGATCTGGCGTGCCGGTGAAGAACAGCCGCCGGCTGGCGAGCGGTGATTCGCAGGCGATCACCTCCTCGATCTGCGGCAGGAACATCCGCCGCCAGGTGGCCAGTAGCAGCAGCGACTCAGCAAACCGCACCGGCGGCGCGGCAATGCCCAGCATCTCCTGGCGGATCAGGGCATGGAGCTCGGTGCCGATCTCGGCGCGGCCGTTGCGGTGGCGTTCCATGTAGGCCTCGGCCTCAGCCGGCCGCAGCCCTTCCTTCTCGATCAGATTGCGGCGCCAGTGGGTCGGGTCGAACCCCTTGGCGCCGGCCAGGCCCAGCACCTGCGAGCAGCTAGGCGGCTGCAGCCACCGCCCACGGCGCGGCGACCACACCCAGTAGCGGTGGCTGGGCTCATCGAAAGAAATGCCCTTCTGCGGCGGCAGGAGGGCGATCCGCGGGCGATGGGCGCTCAATCAGACGCCCCACCCGCCGGCGGCGGGCTGCCCCCAGGCGGGCGGCGCTGCTGCCGGCGGAGCAGCCGGCGGAGGCGCGGCAGGGTAGCCCGCTGGCGGCCCAGCCGGCGGCTGCTGCGGCGCCGCTTGCGGCGGATACCCGGCAGGCCCAGCCGGAGGCTGATGCCCGTAGGCGGGCTGCTGGGGCGGGGCCGCTGGAGCAGCACCCCACGGCTGACCTCCGCTCTGCTGCGCCTTCTGTGCCAGGTAGGCGGCGCGCTCAGATGGGCTTTCGATCTGGCCGTTCAGGACCGGGCCGTTGTTCTCGCCGGTGCCGCGCCATACGGACAGGCGCAGCTTGAAGAACTGCTCGCCGGTCTGCTGATTGGTTTCCAGTCCTTGCCCCTGCTGCATCGCCTGGGACAGCTCCCAGACCAGCTGAGCGGGGAGCTCGACAGCACCATTGAGGATCGGGGCCTTCGGGTTTTGGGACGGCTGGGCGTTCCAGAGATTGACGCGTGCGCTTTTCATCAGACGTAGGCGGAGGGGTCGGTTGGGGTGGGCTGGTACTGCAGCGCGTTGGGTTGCTGTTGAGCAGCAGCAACAGCGGCGGCGATTTCGTGCTGAGGAATCGCCCGGGTCATGTCGTAGCCGCCCTGTGGAGCAGGGGCGGCCCATGGCTGCTGCTGGGGTGCCGGCTGCTGGGGCGGGGCGGCATAGGCTGGCGCCGCTGCCGACTGCTCCCACGGCTGCGGCGCTGCAGCGGGGACCGCCTCGGGGGCGGCATCCTCATCACTGGCGCAGATGCCGAGCAGCAACTGCAGGTTCACCCGGAACCCGCTGGTGGCCGCGGCGCTGATCGCGCTGGAGCTGGTGAGGCTCAGCACCGGGAACTGCGACAACCGCCACCCGCCGCCGCTGTGGCGCAGCATGGTGGACACCACGAACCCACCCGGCACGATGCCGATGGTGTTGGCGATGATCACCTGCTGCGCCATCAGGGCAGGGCGCACGGCCTCCAGCAGGCCCGGCAGGTTCAGGTAGGCATGGCGCTTGCCCTTGATGTCGGCGCTGTCGTTCGGCGCCAGGCTGCCGAACGCAGGGAAGGCGGCAGCTACTGCCGCGTCGAGGGCGGCAAGCTGCTGCGACGTGGGGCCGCAGTTCGGCGGCAGCAGTTCATCTATCGGGGCGGCATCAGCCCCGCGTGCTGTGGGCATGGTCATCGAGCGGTGGAACAGCCAGATTGGGAACGGCTCCGGCGGGCCGGGTCAGCGGCTATCGATTATCGAGCGCATCTTCCAGCAGGATGGCTGCCATGGAGTTCATCGATCGACGGTCGGCCGCTGCTGCCGTTTTGAGGCGGTCGAGCAGTGGAGTAGGCAGACGCAGCGTGATGCTGCGCGCCTCAGTGGTTGCTGCTGGCATCACCGTGGGGGTAGTTGAGTGCATTGTAGGGGATGAAGGGCGCAGTCACGGAAATGCGATTTCAGTCCCAGCGGTCCAGGCGGTAGTCGAGGCTCTTGCCACCCGACCAAACGCGCACCCACGCGTTCCACGCCTTGTTGTTCTTGTCGAGCATCACGCCGGCCGCGTGCGGCTGCTCCATGCCTTCGATGCTGGCGCCCCGCGAGTAGGCTTCAAGCACCGAGCGGATACCGTGGAACTCGGCCTTTAGGATCTCCGGGAACAGTGCAGCGCCGGCCATACGCGACTCGCGCGCTCCGGCCAGCACGAACACCACGCCAGCGCCTTGGTGCTCGTTGCCGCCGTTCCACATGGACGGCTTGAGCGCCAGCGCTTCCACTTCCACGAACGCCCCGCCGCGCAGCCCGAACTGAGACGCCGACGACCCGCCGTTCCAGAGGTACCACGACACCGGGTTGCGCCCGTCTTCGCGGTCCCATTGCAGGATCGGCGGCGCGTCGGCGTTCACCGCCGTCACCAGCGCGGTGTAGCTGCCGTGGCCGGGCGCAATGAACTCCATGCGCTCTGCGTTCGGCAGCACCGTACGCTGAAACTTGTCCCAGGTCATCGTCTGCGCCGGAATCGCCATGCTCGGCGCCTCTGCGCCTTTCGGCTTCAGGTGGCCGAACACGCCGCCGGGCGCAGCTTCATCGCCCTTCGGCGCCGGGCGCCACAGGGCCTGCACTTCTTCCACGCGGGCGAAACGCCGCGCCAGCGAACCAGCTGCGCCGAGTTGCTGCATCACCTTCTCGGCCGCGGCAATCGCGCCAGCGGTCGGCGCAGCCTGGGGGCGCTGGTAGATCAGCGGGTGCATCTTGGCAGCGAAGGCGCGCGACACCTCGCTGAACTCCTTGCCAGCGGCAATGTCCTCCAGCAGCGTGCCGATCATGCTGCTGCGCGGGTGGCAGAAGCCGGTCGGCGCCGTCGCCACTGCGCGCCAAACCGCATTGGCTTTGCCGGCGCCATGCGCGGCGGTGCGCGCAACGTGCAGCGCATGCAGCCATTTGGCCTGCCCTAGCACTTTCTCGCTGCGGTACAGGGCTTCAGTCTTCAGTAGCGTCAGCGCGGTTTCCAAGTGCGGCTGCGTGAACTCGTTCAGCGCGCGCATCACGGTCTTGAAGTCTTCACGCTTCTCGGCCGTCGCCTGGCCGGCAGTCTGCGTGGCGCGCTTGAACACCATGCCAGGCGCCGGGCGTACAGCCAGGTGGTGCCAAGCGCCGGTTTCCGGCGTGCCCCACACGGCATCGGAAGACAGGAACACGCCCGTCACCTTCGCGCGCCGCACCGCCTTCGCCATCGCCGCCACTGCCGAGCGGTAGGCCTCGGGCGCGTCGTCCTCGTGCCAGATGGCCGGCGCCGTCATACCGTCATCGCTAATGATTGCCAGCGAGCCGAAGCGCTCGATGAACTGCCGGCATGCGTGGCAGTTGTGATACTGGCGCTCGGTGGGATCGGCAAAGCTGCCGAGGTACACGCCCCACAGGTCTTCTGCGTCGGTCGTGAACAGGGGCTCGGTGCCGTTGCCGCAGTTGGCCAAGAACCGCGCATTTACGCGGCCCAGGAAAGCGTCGTATTCGCCGTCGTGGTGGTTGCCTACTACGGCACATTCGGATACTTGGGTGTTCATCGTCTCTTCAGTAGCGAGTGGAACGCGGTTTCTCGCTTGCCGCCACTTTAGCCCACAATGGGGGCAACTGCAATCACTCCCCATCAGACCGCCCCACCCCACGACCGCTGCAGCCGCTTCGTGGCCGCCAGCCGCTGCGCAGGGCTCAGCAGCATCCGCAGCATCATCTGCCCCTGCGCCCAGCCTGGGTGAAGCCCCAAGGCGGGCTCCAGTTCCAAGAGGCTGTCGTCATCGAGCACGTCTAGATAGTTGAGCCAGCGGCGCAGATCGGGCGCATATTGCCGCACCTCCGCCCTGCAGCGCTCGTTCAGCAGCCGCCTGGCTACTACCGGGTGCGCCTGGGCCAGCAGCTCCGGAGTGATCTCCACCAGCTTGGCGCCGGTCTGGTGCACCTCCGTCTCGATCGGCTCGCCTTCCTCGACCTCGCCGGTGATCTCGTTGATCACCCGCTCGCGCTTCTCGCGGGGTTCCTGCACCTCGGCGTTCAGCTTCCAGTCCATCTCCGCATCAGGCGGTGGTAGGCGCCGCCAGTTGTCCGTGTGATCGATGACTAAGGCCGCATCCTTCCCCGGCGCCGGCCTGAGCACCCGCCCGATCAGCTGACGCCACAGCCGCAGCGATGCGGTCGGTCGCAGGATCTGCAGACACGTGGCCTCGGGCACATCGAGGCCCTCGTCGATCACAGCACAGGCGCACAGCACCGTGATCTGGCCGCGGCGGAACCGATCGAAGATCCCCCGCCGTTCCGGCTTCGGAGTATTGCCGTCCACCGCTTCAGCGGCGATGCCCTCGTCCCGGTACTGCTCGGCCACCTGGTGGGCATGCTCGACGCTCACCGCCACGCAGATGGTGCGCTCACGGTTCGGGTTGAGCTGCAGCCAGTCGCGCACGATCTCTCCCTGGATCTGGACTACCCGGCGCTCCATGTCGGCGGTGGTGAAGTCGCCGCCGCGCCTGCGCATGCCGGTGGTGTCGATCCGGTGCGGAGCAGCGAACAGCCGGTAGCGGCACAGCTTGCCGGCGGCCATCAGCTCGCCAGCCTCCGGGCCATTCAACAGCAGGTCGAACATCTCCTCGTCGCCCAGCCCCTTACCGTCGGGCCGCACCGGTGTGGCGGTCAAACCGCCGAAACGCCGCGGCTGCGCTGCCTCGATCACCTTGCGCCAGGTGGGCGACGGGGCGTGGTGGCATTCATCGGCCAGCAGGGTGCAGCCTTTCAGCTGCTCCAGCAGTTTCAGCCGCCGCACCATCGTCGGCACCATGCCGACCACCACCCGGCGATCCATGCGGGGGCGGCTGCCGGCCGTCACCATGGCGATCACCTCTCGTTGCCCCAGGTGGGCCTGCAGGCTGGCCACGATCTGCTGCAGGATCTCCTCCCGGTGGCAGATCACCACCACCTGCTCATTGCGGGCGAGGGCGCGGCGGGCGAGCTCGGCGAGGATCACGGTCTTGCCGGCACCGGTGGGGGCCACCATGCAGGGCCGCTGCCCGTCGAGCATCGCCGCATCGCCGGCATCGGCCAGGCGGGTCTGGTAGTCGCGGAGCTGAAAGGGCATGGCGGCCGGCGGTGCGTATGCTAAGGTTCTACAACCTCTGCGCAACCTTACCACATGCCGGCCACAGCCCGCAGCATCCCCCTCAATGTCATGGTCAAGCCTGGCCACGTCGAGGCGCTCGACCGCATCGCCGCGGCCACTGCCGGGGTTGACACCCGTAGCGCCGTGGTCCGCATGCTGATCGAGCAGGCAGACAAGGCCCTCGATGCCAAGGCCTGACCCTGATGCCGCCACTCGATCACGCCGGGGTGCCCCGCTTCGATGGCGCTGCGGCTCTGTGCTTCCTGCAGGCCCTCGGCGCTGAGCCGTCGGCGGTGCACTACCGCGCCATCCACTGGGATAAGAACCACGAGCCCAAGGGCGAGCGTGCGGTGCATCTCGCACCCACCTTTCAGCCCCGTGGTGCCCGGCTGGAGCAGCTGCAGCAGGCCGGTTACCGGCTCTACTGGCTGCCCAACGGCGGGCCGAACGACGCCGACGTGAAGGCCTGCAGCTTCCTGTTCGTCGAATGGGATGAGCAGCCGATGGAGTGGCAGGTAGGGGCATGGCAGGCCCTCGGGCTGCCTGAGCCGACCGTGCTGCTGGCCACCGGCGGCAAGTCGATCCATTCCTACTGGCGGCTGAGCGAGCCCATCTCCCCTGAGCGCTGGCGACCGTTGATTCAGCGGCTGATCGCCTACTGCCAGTCGGACCCTACCTGCAAGAACCCCTCGCGACTGATGCGCCTGGCGGGCAGCAGCTACATCCACAAAAGCGACGACCTTGGCCCCGATGGCCAGAGCATCGGCGGCAGCCTGGGCGCCCACCCGGCGCGAATGATCCGCCACAGCCCAGCGGCGATCTACTGGGCAGAGGTGTTCGAGGAGCGTCTGCCGGAGTTGTCCAAGCCCGAACTCCCGGCACCAGCACCAGCGCCAGCAGCACCGCCCCGGAGCGCTGCAGCCGATCAGCCGCGCACCTATGAGGAGCTCGAACGGCTGGTGAGCAGCTACCCGCAGATCATGGCCAAGAACGGCCAGCGCGAGGAGGCCCTGCGACTGGTCTGCGGTCTGGCGCGCTGCATGGAGCTGATCGGCAAGGGCAAGCTCGACGCCATCGCCTTGGCCAGCCGCTACCACCCCCAGGCGGCCGACACCTTCGAGCAGGTGGACCGCTGGACGTTCGATCAGTTCGACGCCGGCAGCTTCATCAAGCAGTGCAAGGGCGCCGGGGTGGACGTGAAACGCCACGACATCCCCAAGCCACTGCCACCGACCCCACCGCTGAACGGTGAGCAGTTCATCCCCGCTGATGCGCCGGTGGAGCCGCCGCCGTGGCAACTGGAGCCCGATGAGGAGGGCGACGACATCGAGCGCCAGGAGCTGGCGGTCGAGATCCGCAACTACCGCGACGTGGCCGCGGCCGCGGAACTGGCATCGATCGATCTGGCGTTCCCGCCGGGCCTGGCGAGCTTGATCAACACCTACGCCAGTGAGCAGACGCTGAAGCCCTGCGGCTTCCTGCTGCCGATCCTCTGCAGTGTGTGCTCTGTCATCGGCAACCGCGCCAGGGTGGCCATGACGCCCACCCACGCATGGAAAGAGGCCTGTGTGCTGTGGGGCGCCAACATCGCCACCGCTAGCTCGGGCAAGTCGCCAACATCCAGCCCGACCACGATGATGGCGTTCAAGCCGTGGCAGGCGCAGGAGCGCAAGCGGCATGCCGACGCCCTCGCGGATTGGAAGCATCGCCGGGCCCAGGCAGAGCGCGAGGCGAAGGCCGCGGCCTCTGAGTCAGGCGGCGCAGGCGGTGATCCCATAGCCCAGTTCCTGGCGGAGAACCCGCAGCCGGAGCTGCGGCATCTGCTGGTGAGCGATGCCACCTTCGAGCGGATCGAGATGATCCTCAGCAATGGATCCAACCCTGGCCTGCTGGCCGTGCACGATGAGCTCGCCGGGTGGTTCAGCCAGCTGTGCCGCGCACCGAACCGCAGCGACCGGGCGAAGTGGCTCAGCCTCTATCCGGGGGAGCAGATCATCACCGATCGCGTGGGACGCGATTCGATCTTCGTGCCCAACCCCGCCGTCTCGCTGTTCGGCAGCCTGCAGCCGGCACGACTTGAAGGCCTGTGGAAAGCCGACGCTGAGGCCAATGAGGGCATGGCGGACGCCGATGGCCTGTGGAGCCGCTTCCTGATGTTCGACCTGGGTGAGTGGGCCTACGACTATCAGGACTCGACCGTGCTGATCGCCCCTGCGATCACCAACCTCTACAAGCAGGTGGACGCCGCCGCGTCGAAACTGCCTTTCGGCGAGGACGGCGAGCCGATCATCATCACCGTGGCAGAGGATGCCAAGGCCACGATGGTGCAATGGGTCAGGCAGGCGGAGTCGTTCAAGTTCGCAGCCAATGACCCCTCCGATCGGCAGTACTGGGGCAAGCAGCGCGGCGCCACCCTCCGCATCGCCTTGGCGATCCACGCCATCCGGCAGGCATCTGCAGGACTCAGCCTCAACATCCCCATCCCAGAAGACGTGATCCGCGCCGCGATCATCTTCACGGCCCTGTTCGCCCGCGAGCGGGACAAAGTGCTGGGCCCGGTGCGAACAGGCGCCGGTGGGGCGATCAAGCGGCTGCTCGACAAGGGCCGCGACTGGCGCCAACGGAACGGCAGCCGGCCTGTGCCCCAGTCCCAGATCAGGGCATGGTGCCTGCCGGCCCGCCGCACCCCTGCTGCTGAGGTGCGCACCTGGCTGCTGTCCGTGGTGGCAGAGACGCCCGACTGCGGCCAGGTGGTCCGCAAGGGCAAGTCCGTGGAGTGGGTGCCCCCCGGCGACTGATGCCTGATCCGTTGCTGGATTTCCAGTAACGACCGTGGCCGGAAAACCCGGCCGCTCTCATTTCGACTGAGGGTGTCAGTTGGCCTGACGCCCTTTTGGGACACGTCCCAAAGCTGCTCCGTGGCTGTCCCATGCAGCGACAGGCCTGTCCCTGCCTGCAGTTTCAGGCGCTGGGGAGGGTGCTGGCATGGGCGGCCCTGCAGCGTTTTGGGACATTTGGGACAGTTTGGGACAGAAGTGTCCCAGAGCAGATCGACTGCGGCGCAACGGATCTGGGTAGTTTTTGGGACTTTGGGACAGCCCCTAAGAAAACATTATTTCTATTATTATTAGTATTAATGTACTAAGTCCTATAGGCATGGACGGATCTGTCCCTAGAGGCGTCCCAAAGTCCCAAAACACGACCAACCTGCCAGTGTTGATGCGGCTTCTGCTTTGGGACAGCGCTGTCCCAAGTGTCCCAAACGTCCCAAAACAGCTCCAAACCCCCGGAATCCCGTTGTTTGGTGCTGATGGGTGCAACTGGAGGTAAGATGCCCCTACCCGCTGCCATGTCATGAACGTCCTGCAGCAGCTGCGCGCCTCTGCGGCCCAGCAGGGGGCCTCCGCCCCTTCGCCGGTGCCCACACCCGCCCTGCAGCCTCCAGCGGCCGCAGCGGCGCCCCTGCGGCCCTGTCCGTTCACGTTCGGCGACTGGCTGCCCCGCACCGACCCGCAGGCGCAGCCTGGAGAGGCTCAGCGTGCCGTCCTGCTGCATGGCTTCGTGGTGGCCTGGTGGCGCCGTGAGTGGGTGCCGCCGCTGCCTATCCCCACCTACAACCCGCCCATCACGCTGGAGCCGTATCAGCGCAACGCCATCTACCTGCCCGACGGCAGCGAGGTGGAGAGCAGCTGCTGCCCTCAGACTGCTCTGCAGCGACTCGCCGCACGTCTCGGCGTCTGACCCATGGCCAACCCGCAGAAAGCCAAGGGCAGCGCCTTTGAGCGACTGATCGCCGACTACCTGGCGCAACGCATGCCCTGCGAGCGCATCCCCGCCGGCGCCACCCTCGACCGCGGCGACCTCTGGACTGAGGCCGCGGCCATCCAGTGCAAGAACCACCGCACGCTCAGCCTCGGTGCCTGGCTGCGCGATGCGGTGGAGCAGCAGCGGAACGCCGGCAAGCGGCTGCATGCCCTGGTGGTGAAACACAAGGGCACGACGGACCCGGCTGAGCAGTTCGTCGTGATGACGCTGGAGCAGTTCCGCGAGCTGCTGGGATGAGTGCCCTACACTCCCCTTGGCTCATGGCCTGTCGAGTGGCCCTGACCCCGCCTTGGCCGGCGGGGTTTTTTGTTGGCCCCCAGACTGGCCGCAACCGCCCCACGATTGTGAAGCGCGCCGCCACCCCTTGGCACCTGCTGGACCGCTCGACGCCGTGGCTGTCCTGGTGGCAGGAGCTGATTTTGAACTGGGTCAGCAGCTGGGAAACCGTCGGCTGCCTGTCCGTCACATCGGCCGCCGACCCTGAGGAGTTCACCACTTGGGATCTGCCCACTGACCTGGAGCTGACCCGCATGGAGCTTGAGGAGCTGCTGCAATGAAGGCCACCTGGCGCTGGTACCTGGTGACGGTGCGGATCGATGAAGGTCGCACCCGCGACTTTCCTGTGCGGGCCCACTCGGCATGGGCGGCACGTGCGCAGCTGATCCGCTCCCGACCTGGTGCCCGCGTGGTGGCGGTGCGGTATCGGGAACGCGAAAAGGCCGAATCCTGATAGGGGGTGGGCAAACTGGGGGTGTGCTGCTGGGTGAGCTGTGGCTGGTGCCGGCATCGACGTCACAGTGGACACCACCGAGCTGAACCGGCTCCAGGTGCAAATGAGCCGCGTCATGGGCCAGTTCGAGTGGATCACCGCTCGTGCCATGACCACAGCCGCCAAGGCATCACGTGAGGCCATCCGCCGCGAGATCCTGCCCAAGGTCAAGGGCGGCGCCACTGCCTGGACACGCCGCGGCCTGATCGTCTCCTACGCCAAGCCCACCGACCTGCGGGCCATGGCCGGCTTCCAGTACGGGGAGGGCCGTTGGACCGACTCACCCTTCTCCAGGAAGGCCGGTGGCGTGCCTGCCGGTCGATACATGGGCATCAACGCCGCAGGTGGGGACAGAAGGCCCAAGGGCTTCGAGCTGCAGCTCAGAAGGGCAGGCGTGATCGGCCGAGGAGATTTCGCGGTGCCGCGGTCTCGGTGGAGTGCCCTGAATCAGCAGGGCAACGTCACGGGAGGTCGATACACCCAAATCCTGAGCAGGCTTAGGGCAACCACGGAAGGGAGCTCACAGAGTGCGCCTGTCGGTCCTGGAAGCCGCGGCAGGTCTGGCCGGAAGCGCGCATCCACGGACTACTTCATGGCCCGTGGAGATGAGGGTGGCATCAGTCGGTGGCAGCTCGGGGCTCGGCCCGCCTTCATCGCGCAACGTGCAGGCAAAGGCCCGAAAGGTGGAACCGGCAAGGGCTCTGGCAAGCGAGGCCGACCGCAGACCGTTGGCTATCGGCGCGGCTTCATTCCCGCGATCAGCATCGTCGAGGATGCACCGAACTACGAACGCAGCTTTCCGATCAAATCGGTTGCGATGCGTGAGTACTTTCGTGTTTTTCCTGATGCGTGGCGCGAAGGCTTTGCTCGTGAGGCAAAACGAAAGCGTTGAAAGTGTGGGGCTGGACGCATCAAGCGTTCGCAGTCGCGCCGCTTGTTGATAATCAACTGGAGGGGAGTTGGGTCCTTCCGACCCCCCTATTTTGAGGGTGTATTCAGACCACGGCTCATTTCTAGCGGGGGTTTGTGGCGGAGGTTACAAGCCGGGCTGCGGATTCTCAACAAGCCGCCCGCACCCATCCCCCAAACCCTGCTCCACCACTGGCGCAATAGGTCTGTAACCTGAGTTACAACCGCCTCCACCCTATGCCCCGCAAGGCTCCGCAGCCGGTGATGCCGGACAAGCTGGAGCGTTGGCCGATTGAGCGGCTGGTGCCCTACGAGAAGAACGCCAGGACCCATAGCGCCGAGCAAGTGGCGCAGATCGCCGCCTCGATCCAGGAGTTCGGCTTCACCAACCCCATCCTGGTGGCCAGCGACGACGGGATCCTGGCGGGCCATGGCCGGCTGGCCGCGGCGAAGGATCTGGGGATGGCTGAGGTGCCGGTGGTGGTGCTCGATCACCTGACGCCGACGCAGCGCCGGGCCTACGTGCTGGCGGACAACAAGCTGGCGCTGAACGCTGGGTGGGATGAGGATCTGCTGAAAGTGGAGATCGGTGAGCTGATGGCCGAACCCATCGATGTGAACCTTCTGGGCTGGAGCGGTGAAGAGCTATCGGACCTGTGGGGTGGCGATGAGGAAGCTGAGGATGAGCAGGACAACGAACCGCCGATGGACCAGGGCATCGCGCTGGCCATCGTGCTGAGCCCCCAGGAGATGCTGCAGTGGCGAAAGGCCAAGACTGAGATTGGCTACAGCACGGACAAGGCGGCGTTCTGGAAGCTGGTGACGGACCTGCTCGAGGAGGTGGGTTCATGATCGGCGGTGATGGGATCCGGGCGTATGCGGGAGAGTTCCTGACCAGTCCGGCGGGGCTGGAGCTGTCGATGAACTGGTGCGGGCACGCCTGCACGTACTGCTTCGCCAACCTGATGAAGCCCGGCCGGCGTGCTGACGTCCGCGGAGTGGTGGGCCTGCTGTCGGAGTACCGGCAGCGCAAGAGCCGGGAAGCGAGGCTGCTCCATGCTGGCGTGCCGATGCTGGTGTCGAACCACGTCGACCCCTTCGCCGGGACAAACGCGGCACAGTTCGAGCCGATCTGGGAGTTGTGCGTCGAGCTGGGCGTGGAGCTGACGTGGCAAACCCGCGGGGCGCACAAGCCGCAGATCAAGATCCAGGATCGGATCATTCGTGAGACGCCGCGCTCGGTCTGGTACGTGAGCGTTCCGATGCTGGACGACGATGTGCGCAAGCGAGTGGAGCCGAACGCGCCGAGTATCGGCAGCCGGCTGGATCTTGTCGACCAGCTGGTAGCCGCTGGCCATGTGGTGACGGTGGGCGTCAACCCGTTGACGATTGACTGGCTGCCCGAGTTCGAGCCGCTGATGGACAGCCTCAAGGGCCGTGGCGTGTGGGGCGTGTGGGTGCAGGTGCCCTACTTCAGCAAGACCTTCAAGGGCAATCTGGGACCCGACGCGCGCCAGCGACTGGGGGATGACTTCATCCGGCAATGCGGGGAGAGGGGCAACAGCCGCGACAAGGATCACGCTGATGCTGCAAAGGCTTACGCGAAGGGGATCGGACTAGATGTGTTCGCAACGGATTATGAGGAGCCGACGCGATTTTTTGATCCGTGGCATGAGATCTACCGCCGGCCGATGCCGTACTGGCATCAGCTGATCAACGCGATCGACCCCGAACTGGACGGAGCTGATGAGGACGACTACGTGGTGGTAACGCGGGAGTATGCGCAGTCGGTTCTCAGCCCACTGCCGGAGATAGACTATTCCGAGTCGCTGCGGCACAAGCGCGCCAAGCACTACCGGGTGCTGACGGAGCCGTATCCCGGCGGGCCATTGCCGAAGCAAGACGCGGCGGGCTTCTGGCGCATCATGTGGAATGACGAGTTGTTCTGTAAATCACTGGGGCCAACATCCTTCATCCGCTTCGCCCATGCCTGTGTGTATGAAGGGGAGAACATCATCCCCTTGCTGGATGAGAACGGGGACCGATTGATGGTGTATCGCCGGCGTGGCTGGAAGCATCTGTACGCGAAGACTCCTGAGCTTGGCTGAATAGAATGAAGCAGAACACCTGGAGGCATTCATGGCTGGTTATGGAGGTAGAAGCGGCGGGATGCGCCGCCGTGGCGGAGGTGGTCTCAGCAAGGCCACTGGCCGCGGACGAGAGGCTCGCGCTCAATGGAAAAAAGCGCGCGGCCGCGCTAAGATCGCCGGCATTAAGGGCGTCAAGGCCTACGGTCGCTGACGGTCTAGCCCTGGAGGTTTCTAGGTGAACCTTCAGGGCTACGCCGCGCACCGCAAGGCGCGGGGCCTCCGTGGCGCCAGCCACGTGGCGGTGCTCAAGGCGATCGACACCGGCCGCCTGACCGAACCCGCCGTGCGCAAGGTGAACGGCCGCTGGCAGATCGACGCACCGCTGG